TTAGTTCCATTTATCATTTTATCTTTGGGCGGTCCTTTTAGATCTTTTAAATGCCGTTTACCTTTTTTCTGTACTACTTCCGGGATAATCGTTCCAAGCTGTTTTCTGGTTATCCAATTACCCATTTCCTTATTAACCGGATAATTTTTACCCCTTTCGTAGATTTTGTTATCTTTCTTATAAAAAAAGGTACGGCCAATTATAACTCTCATGGTTTCATCATCCTTTCATTTTATTAATCATCGGATCCCATGTTTCCATAACGGGCATGATCGGTAACCAGGACCACCGCAAACGTAACATATAGCGAAACAACATTGGTAACAATACATTCAATATTAACATATCTTCTTACAGTTTCATATTCATAGATCTGCTCACCCGGTGTATAAAATACATCAAATGTTTTATCCAGGTTAACCAGGGCGCCGCTTGCGGATCCACTCCAAATTTTTGCTTGAAGTGTCGCTTGCGGAAATGGAAACATCTGCGATTTATCAGCGGCCCCCAAAGTTACGATCACTAACATTTTACGCGGGTAATGATAATCGGCCAAGTCTATTTCTGCGGCCGTATTATGCGCCCCGTTTGCTCTAGTGTTATATGTACCGGCGGGTACTTCTAAAGGTCTATGTGAAACTAATATACCAAGATTTTCCGCTAAATCTCTCATTTAATCATCGGACCCCATATTGCCAAATCTAGCATGATCCATTACCAGGGTAACACTATAAGTTACATTATCTACTGCCACAACGGCCTCGACATTAATAAATCTGCGGGTTGGTTTATATTCATAAACTTGTACCCCTGCGGCGATCATCTGATCCAGGCTTGCATCGGTATTGGTTAAAAGCGCCGTAGCATCCCCGCTTTCAATATCAATATCCAAAGTTCCACCGGCAGAAAGTTCTCCAACTGAAACGATGATCATTATTTTTCTAGGATAATTATAATCAGCTAAATCAATCTCATTTACGGTTGCATGGTCCCCGTTAGATCTTGCGTTGTATTCTGCAACTGCACTATCAACCGGTCTTATGGCATCAAGTACGCCTAAATTTTCTGCTAAATCTCTCATATACAATCAACTCCTTTCAAAGTTTATTTTATTTTTTTATACACTTAATCCAACAAATGGGCTAATTTCGGTTGCTCCATCTTCTGCGGTTATAGTTCCATTTACCCAAGGCTGACCGTCAACATTTCCGAACATCTTTAAGATAGTTTTATTACTTGTAAAGTAAACGTGCTTCGAGGTATCAAATGCAGGTCCAAAACCATCTTTAATTAAGTAGTACGAGCAATCTGCTAAAGTTATATCACCTACGGCGCCTAGTGCCGGCACTCTGAATGTCCATTTAATTGGATAACCGAATAATCTGTCTTTTACACCTTTTGTAATATCGCCACCAATAAATACAGTATTCCCGGCTGCGTCTGCTAAATTAATAATTTGTGCGTAAGCGCTTCGGGATATAATCCACTCGTATTTACCGCCCGGTATAATCTGCGCTAACATTAATAACAGATCTGCGATTATAATTGCACCTGCACCTGTCCTTGCGGCCTGAATATATGCAGGAGAATTAATTATTCCTAAAGGTTGGTTTACGCCATTTCCATTCAGGAAATAATAATCTTCGTATGCAACCTGCGCCCTGCTGTATATGGCTTTTACAAATGCCTCTAATGCCTTTGCATTCCTGATTAATTTATCTGTTAATATTGTAGATGCGGAATATTCTTCTGGTGCTAATTTAATACTGTCGAATGCGGGTTCTTTATCGGGTTTGGCTCCGCCTTCATTAGTCCATTGAAACCATACTCCGGCGAACATATCATGGCTTGCGGCTCCGGCTTGATTTAATACCGGTATATTTACTTCTGCATCCGGCGGAGTTCCGGCCGGTATTACAGTAGCCTTTGATCTTACAATACCATCTTCACTAGCAACCTTTAATATCCCTGGAATATGCTTTTCTGGTACGAGATAACCACCCGCCGGGTCGCTATCCATAGATAAGGTTTTTTCAACATATTCGGCCAGGGTTTTATCATGATTAACCACCGATTGTAGGAAACCACCAAAGCTATTATAAAGAGGTTTTTCAATTACCCCTTTTTCTGCTTCCGGTCTTTCTACTTTTAAAAATGGTTTCAGGCCTTCGGTTACTTGTTTTTTAACAAATTCTGCTAATTGTAATTCTGTCATTTCTTTCTTTTCATCACCCATAATAAAATCACTTCCTTTCTTTTTTATTTTGTATTGGATTATTTTATTCCGTTATACCAAGCTGAAATTTCACGGCTTTATCTATTACTTTTGCTATTACTATTTCATTTACTGTAATTGTTTTTTCTTTTATTACTTCGACTTTTCCTGGATCTTCTTTTTTATCGGCTGTTAGAGTAATTACGGTATCGTCTTTTTTAGTGTCTTTTAAATATCCCCCTTCATGGCTTTCTTCTGATGTTGCTGAATCCAATACTGATTGAATTAATTCCAGGGATTTTTTTAAATTGCCTTTATTTGCAGCATTCAAAACGGCCCCGGCTTTTAATTCAATATCTTTTATCTTTTCTTTTAACTCTTTATTTTCCTTAACCATACTGTATATATCACTTAATAAATAATCTTTTTCCTCGTCTTTATCCATCGATGTTATTACTTTTCCCGGATCTATTTTAATATCCTTTAAACCCTCTTTGATTAATGTTTTAATATCTTTTTCGGGATCTTCTGCTTTACTATCTTCCCCTGGTCCAGGTCTTTCAACTCGTCTCATGGTTCCACCACATTCAGAACATTTTATATCTTTACAATGTTTTTTTGTTTTTGTCTTATGGCCACAATCTATACACTCACAATTATATTCTGCTTTTTCTTCAACCTTCTCAAAGTCTATATCCTTTACGATCTTAATCAATCCTTCTTCTTTTAATAGGCCAATATCAATTCCTTTATGTACCATATTATTTAAAGCGAAAGGGTTATTAGGTACTGAACAAGCGGAAAATTCTAATAATTCCCAGGTCTTATATCGCCTGCCGCCACCGAACATTCCCTTTTTTTCTTTATCCTCGTCAACTATATCCTCACTTTTTATAGGAATGAACCCAATGCTCCAGGCCTTCATAAATTTACCTTTATAAAGATTGTAAACCGTATCAGCTAAAGGGTATACTCCTTCGGCGGGGAATATTACCTTTGCGGTAATACCATTTTCCCCCCTGGTTATATCCGTAGCTTTCCCGATCGGTAGGCCGCTGTAATCATGCGCCATAAGCACCACCGGATTCTTTCTATAGTTAGTCATCTTTGCACCTTTGGGTTCTACAATATCGCCGGATCTGTCAACGTCATTTGTTGTTATGGTTACATTTAGGGCGCGCTCACCTTCTACGGCTTTAACTTCGCTATCATATTGTTTTAATATTAACTTTTCAGTCATATTTTCTCACCACCTTTATTAATCTTTTTTAATAACCGGTAAAATCGTACATCTACAATTTGGATGCAACGGCGGGGAATCTACCCCAACACTAAAATTATCATGCAATCCAACAACTTCCCTATTTACCGGAATACATATTTCGCAAGCATCACCGGCAATAAGCCATTCTTTTTCTTCTACTACCCCAGATTGAGTATAAGCCTGTAAGGCGCCCTGATTACTCGCTGCCATTGTTTCAGTCCTGGCAATCCTTAATGCTTTCCAATCCTTGCATTGTTTATATTCTGCCGTAATCCTTTCCGCTAGTTTCGGCATACTCTCGCCTAATTCTACACCTTTTGACAATGTTCTTTTTAAGGCTTCAAAGGTTGTATCTAATATTGATTTAATTGATTCGCCGGTATGGGCTTTTATCCATTTTATAACGTTTGGATTCGTTACATCAAATGCGCCTTCAACACCTAATTCCGCGAAGGCAGCAGATCCGTTAATCTTTACCATTTCGGTAATCCTGGGTAGGGTCATTTCAACCCATTTCATTATTTCTTTTTCATCGTGGGTTATTCTTAATACATCGTCAACGTCCTTTATTACGCTTTTCTTTCCTCTCAATGCCCTTAATGCTCTTAATTCCTGCTCCTGAAATAACCTTATAACGTTTCTTTTAAATTCATTCTCTAGTGGGGTAACTCTTTTTATCAAGATATCCCAATATTTATTTTTAAATTCTTCGGTATATTCTTTGGCTATAATTGCTTTTGCTGGTTCTGGCTCAACTTTTGATTTACTAATATCTAACGGCGCTACACTAAACGGTGCAAGTGGTACTTTTCCCCACGGCGCTTCATCAAGTCCATCTTCTACCCTCGCTTCGTTTGGGCTAATTACCCATAATTTCAGGTTGCTTTCCCTTTTCTTTAATAAAAATTCTGCATCTGCCGGCACAGGATTATCATATTTACAGTATAAACCAGGCTCTTTATATAGCGGTAAAAGGGAATTACTTATAACTTCTGCATCCTGAATACATCGCGGCAATATACACTCGCGATTCCACGAAACATCCAGGGCTTTCATGTTAGCCAAATTAGTTT